CAGGTAGCGCGTCGTCATCAGCCCGGCGGGCGTGAAGGCCGTGACGTCCGTTCCCAGCAGGGAAAGCACGTACACCTCCACCCGGAACAGTCCCACCCCGGTCCGGGGCGAGCTCAAGTCATGGGGATCGGTGTGCACCACCCCTTCCTCAAAATACACCGACACCGGCTCGACGACCTGGACCCGGGTGACCGTCTCGCCGACGGCCCCGGCCTGGCCGGCGGCCACATCGGCGGCGGTCGCCCGGCCCGTGTGGGTGACCGTCTGCTCCCGCGTCATCGCGGTCAGCGCCGCCGACCGGGCCAGGACGGGAATGGCGGGCACGACCCAGGGAATGACCGCCACGAACAGCAGCGTCGCCACCACCTGCACACGCACCGCGGTCTCGGTCAGCCGGCGCCAGAGAAAAATCAGCGTGATGGGCACGCCCCACACCACGAGCAGCACGATGGCGAACTTCAGCAGTGCCACGACGCTGTTGAGGTAGAGGGCGATGCCCATGCCCAGCGCCAGCATCACCGGCACGGTCAGGCGGGCGATCACCATGTAATGCCGCTCGGACTTCCCGGGAAACAGCGGCTCGTACAGGTTCTTCACCACCAGCCCGGCCAGCACGACGGAGCCGGCGCCAAGCAGCGCCAGTTTGCCGCCGAGGATGCCGACGATCATCAGGCCGATAAGGCCGACCGGCAGCAGCGCGCGGGTCAGCAGGCCCCAGGTCTGATCGGGATCCGACAGGTTGGGTCCGAACAGGGCGATCGCGATCAGGCCGCAGAAGCACCAGGCAATGGTGACGAACCGCTTGCTGAAACCGCCCGTGACCGCGCCGATGCGCGCCGCGTACTCGCTCTTGGCCGATCCGGCGATGGTCATGCTCGCCTGTGAGCCGACGATGCCGACGAGCTGGACCAGCAGGAGCGCCGCGATGGAATACCACGTGTACTCGCTGGCGTTGCCGCCGCCGAACACGTTGAACATCACCTCAGGTACCTTGGCATGCAGCCCCGCCACCCCGCCGATCCGGGCGAGGCCGAACGGGATCAGCACCAGCGAAATCAGGATCACCAGCACGGCCTGCACCGCGTCCACGACCGCCGAGGCCTTGAGCCCGCCCAGCATCACGAACACCGCCACCAGCACGGAGGACGCGAGATAGAACGGCACGGGCGAAAGGTACGACACGTAGGGCTGCAGCTCGCCGCGGTCATAGAAACCCTTGAGCACCTCGTAGCGCGCGGCCTTCGCCGGGGACAGCGACGCGGCCAGGCGCTCCTGGCGCAGCGCGGAGAACTCCTGGAAGTTGCCCACCTGCTCCCGGTCCGCAGCGGTGTAGGCCGACGGCGGCTTGACCATCATGGGCTGGAGGGTTTTCAGCGCGACGACGTTGCCGCCGGCAATGCCGACCACGGCCATCAGGATGGTGCTCACCGCATAGAGCGTGGCGAGAAACCGCCGGCCAAACCGGTCCTGAAACAGGTCCGCCATCGTCGTCAGCCGGACCCGGCGGAACCAGACGTTGGTGAACCAGTAATACGGCGTCAGGAACAGCGTGATCAGCGCCAGCCAGGCCCCGCCCGCGCCCTGCCGGTAGACCGAGCTCGCCGTGGTCGTGGCCTGCCCGGGGTCGGTCATGTTGCCGAAGCTGAGGAAGAACTGGAACCACTTGCCCAGCGAGCGGCCGCCGAGGAAAAAATCGTTCTCTCCCTTGACGTTGCCGGAATGGACCTTGCCGATGACCAGCACGGCGAGCACGTAGGCGATCAAAATGAGCGAATCGATCCAGTGCAGGCCGAACAAAGTCATGGGGTCAGGAAGAGCCGAGGGGTGGGAGGTGTTTCCCGGGAAGGGGCCATTACGCAGATCCGTTTTGCGTCAAGCAAGCCCCTGCTGTGTCAAAAACCGCGGCGCCATCAGCCCCCGAGGTCGTTGTCCTTGGTTTCCGGCAGCCACAGCAGGCCCACGACAAAGGACATCGCAGCCACGCCGATCGGGTACCACAGGCCCGCATAGATGTCGCCCGTGAAGACCACAATGCTCGCAGCGATCAGCGGCAGGAATCCGCCGAACCAGCCGTTGCCGATGTGGTACGGCAGTGACATCGAGGTGTAGCGGATCCGGGTGGGAAACAACTCCACCAGGAACGCCGCGATCGGCCCGTAGACCATCGCGACATACACCATCAGCAGCGTGAGCAGCGCGATCACCGTCACCCGGTCGATCCGGGCCGGATCAGCGGCCTTCGGGTAGTCCGCGGGGGCGAGCGCGGCCTCGTAGGCCTTCGCGTCGAACCCCTTCACCTCCGTCCCGCCGACGGTCAGCCTCAGCCCCGCGGCCGCGGAGGCCGGCGCCAGCGTGAAGGGAATGCCGCGGCCGTTGAGATAGTTCCTCGCCTGCCCAGTTTCCGAGGCCGCCAGCCTGAGGCCCACGATTTTCCCGGCGGCGTCTTGCACGGCCTTGAGCGTCAGCTCAACCCGGCCATGATACTCACCGGTATGCAGGACGACCGGGGACCGGGCCATGGCCTCGGCCAGCGCGGGATTGGCCGCGCGCGTGAGCGCGTGGAAAACCGGCTGGTAGGTCAGCACGGCCAGCAGGCAGCCCGCGAGCATGATGAACTTGCGGCCGATGCGGTCGGACAGCCAGCCGAACAGGATCAGGAGCGGCGCGCCGAGGATCAGGGCCGCCGCGATCAGCAGGTAGGTGTTCTCGTAGTCGAGCTTCAGCGTCGTGCTGAGGAAATACAGCGCATAGAACTGGCCGGCGTACCAGACCACGCCCTGGCCCGCCGTCGCGCCGAACAGCGCCTTCAGCACCAGCTGCGCATTGCCCCAGCGGGCGAAGCTCTCGGTCAGCGGCGCCTTCGAGGCCCGGCCCTGCGCCTTCATCTCCGCAAATACCGGGGATTCCTCCAGCTTCAGCCGGATGTAGATGGAGACGGCCAGCAGCAGCACCGATACCAGGAACGGCGCGCGCCAGCCCCAGGCGGCGAAGCTCTCCGGCGTCATCAGGTGGCGCGTGAGATAGATCACCGCGAGCGAGAGGAAAAAACCGAGGGTGGCCGTGAGCTGGATCCAGCTCGTGAACAACCCGCGCCGGCCGGGCGGCGCATGCTCCGCGACGTAGGTGGCCGCGCCGCCATATTCGCCGCCAAGCGCGAGGCCCTGCGCGATCCGGAGCACGACCAGGCACACCGGCGCCCAGAAGCCGATCGTGGCGTACGTGGGCAGCACGCCGACGAGCGCCGTCGCGAGGCCCATCACGACGATGGTGACCAGGAAGGTGTACTTCCGCCCGATCAGGTCGCCGATCCGGCCGAACACCAGCGCCCCGAACGGGCGCACGGAAAAGCCCACCCCGAACAGCGCGAGGCTGGAGAGAAAGCCCGCGGTCTCGTTGCCCGGCGGAAAGAACAGCCGGCCGAAGAAGGCCGCGAGCGTGCCGTAGATGTAGAAGTCGTACCACTCGAAGACCGTGCCCAGCGAGGAGGCGAAGACGACGAGCCGGTGTTTCTGGTCCAGCGAGGCGGGGCGAGCGGGGTGACTCATGGGGTGCCCTACCCCAGTGGGTTAGTCGGCCCGGCGCAAGCTGGCGCTTGCCCGGGGTGTAAACGCGGCGCCCTCAGCGCGTTTCAGGAGCACAACGCGGCGGAGGCGCCGCGTCTCCAGTTCAAAGCCCGCTTAGCGCGCGGCCGGAAACGGACCGCCCGTCTCCTGCTTCAGGCTGCGCGTCATCAGGGCGCGGATCGCCCCGGCCGGGGCCTTGTTCTCGAAAAGGATCCCGTGCATCTCGCGGAGGATCGGTGCATCGATCTGCTTTTCGAGGCAAAGCCCGTGGAAGGATTGCGCGGTCTTGTAGCCCTCGACGACCGTCTTCCGGTTCGCCATCAGCGCGGCCACGCTTTTGCCGCTGCCCACCTCGAAGCCGAACTCGCGGTTCCGGCTCCAGGCGCCGTGGCAGGTCGCCACCAGGTCGCCGAATCCGCTGAGGCCGTAAAAGGTCTCCGGCCGGGCCCCGAGCGCCACGCCGACGCGCACCATCTCGGCCAGGGCGCGGGTGAGCAGCGCGGCCCGGGAGTTGTCGCCGAGCCTCAAGCCGTCGCAGCAGCCGGCGGCGATGGCGTAGATATTCTTCAGGCTGCCGCCGAACTCCACCCCCGGCAGATCGTCACTCGTATACACCCGCAGGGTCGCACCGCTCAGCGCCGCCTGCAGTTCCTGCACGGCGGCACTGGCCGGCGCCACGGCCAGCACCATCGCCGCGGGCAGCCCGCGCGCGACTTCCGCGGCGTTGGTCGGCCCGGTGAGCGAGCCCGCGTGGCCGCCGGGCAGCATCTCCGCGATCACCTGCGAGGGCCGCAGGTGCGTGCCCAGTTCCAGGCCCTTGGCCAGGCTGATCACGAGCGGCGGACGCGTCCGGGTCAGGTGCTCCCGCAGGCGGGCCGAGGTTTCCCGCAACGCCTGCGCCGGACAGGCCAGCAGCACCACTTCCGTTTCGGCCAGCGCCGGGGTCAGGTCGTGATCAATGCGAAGGGCGGGCGGCAGCGCGATGCCGGGCAGATAATCCGCGTTCTCCCGCGCGGCCGCCAGCGCCTGGGCCTGCTCGGCCCGGCGCGGCACCAGCGTGACTTCCTGGCCGGCCCGCGCCAGGTGGATGGCAAAGGCCGTGCCCCAGGCGCCGGCGCCGATGACGGTGAATTTCATGGCGGCAAGGATCAGTCGGCCTGCGGACGCAGCAGGCAGGTGCCAAGGTGCGGGCGCGCCGCACTGGCGGCGAGATCGTGGTAGGTCACTGCACCCTTGACGAAATAGTGGCAGACCATTGCGCGTCGGGAACGCCGGACATCCCGCCGCGGCGCCCCGCCGTGGATCAGGTTGGCGTGCCAGAGGAACACGTCGCCCTTCCGAGCGTGAAAGTAAGCGGGCGCACAACCCTGCCGCTCAAGCATCCGCTGGATGAAGGGCTCGTATTTCTCCGCGTAGGCCACGTAGCCGGCTGACGCGAATTCGCCCGGTTCAATGCCCACCTCCCGGCTGAAGACATAGGGCAGGCGGTGACTGCCCGGGTAATAGGCCAGCGGGCCGCTGTCGGGGTGGATATCCTCAAACGCGACCCAGGCCGCGGTCAGATAACCCAGCGGATAGGTCGTCATGTGGATCGAGTCGGAATGGGCCGCCTGCTGGGTGCCCTTGTGCGAGGCGATGGACTGGAAGGGCGCGGGTTCGCGGTCCATCAGCAGGCGCACCAAGCGGAGGATTTCGGGATGCCGCAGGACGGGACACAGTTCGGGGACCTTCAGATGCGGATCCAGGTAACGCCCGGGCCACGGATCGTCGGCCGAGATCTTGTCGGCCGGCAGCGTGATCGCGCCGGTGCGAACCGCCCGTTCATAGCCGGCCCAGCCTTCGTCGAGCAGGTGTTCGGCCACCGCGCCGGGTAGCAGGAGGTAGCCGTCACGGACCCATTGACGGCATAGCCCGGCGTCAGCCACGGTGATTTCGCCGCGGCGCAATCTGTCCTCCACCAACTCCGCCCACTCCGGCCGGTCGAGCCAGGGATGCGGCCCGGCATAGGGAAAATGCTCCGCACGATACGCCGGCAGCGCTGTTTCGTCGACCGGTTGCTCGCCGAAAAAGGGCTCGGTCCGTTCCGGCTGGCGGCCCAGCCGGCCCTCGGCATGGCCGAATTTCTCAAAATGGTCGCGGCCCGAGGCGAACTGGCCGGCGGCGATGCCCGCGCGCACATCGGGATTCATCGCGAGGTACTCCCGCTCGCTGAACCGCCGGCCGAGGACGGTTTCCACCCCGTCCTCGTTCGCAGCGGATGAAAGGGGCGGCGACGCTCGTACCATGGTCCGGAAGGTTGGCCGCCGCGGCAGAGGGGTCAATGGGGACCTTTGATTGCGGATACCGGAAACCGGATAGCCGGACCGCGGCTTCACGGACTGACCGTCACCGGCCCGAAAATTTCGCTGTACCCGTCACTGTGCGTCGGGCGGCGGAACTTGCTGGGCGGTGCGGAGGCTCCCCAATCCGGTATCCGCAATCCGCAATTCAAGGCGCGTTAGCGCAAAAACGCCGGGATTTTTTCGCCGGCGATCATTTGCTCAAAAGTTTCGCGGGCATTGATGAGCTCGAAGGCGCTGCCGTTCACCAGCACTTCCGCGGGCAGGCCGCGGGTGTTGTAGCGGCTGGCCATCACTCGGCCGTAGGCTCCGGCGCTCATGAAGGCCACCAGTTCTCCTTCGCCGACGTCCTGGATCTGGCGGTCCTTCGCGAAGCAGTCGCCGCTTTCGCAGACCGGGCCGACGATGTCGGCCACGAGGGCGCGCCGCGAGCTGTCCCGGTGCACGGGCACGATCTCGTGGTAGGAATCGTACATGGCCGGGCGCACGAGGTCGTTCATCGCGGCATCCACGATCAGGAAGTTTTTGCCGGCGCCGCGCTTCAGGTGCTCGACGCGCGCCAGCAGCACGCCGGCATTGCCCACCATGAAGCGCCCGTGCTCGAGCAGGATCTTCAGCCCAAGCGGCGCCAGCAGCGGCGTGAGCGCCACACCGTAGGCCTCGGGGGTGAGCGGGCGCTGGTCCGCGGGCAGCGCGTCCCACCACGCGGCCTGGCCGCTGGCCAGCGCGTCGCGGTAAACAATGCCCAGGCCGCCGCCGATGGAGAAGTACTCGATCCCGTGGTTCGCCTTCAGCTCGGCCACCAGGGGCGCGATCTTCGTCACCGCCTCCACAAACGGCCCCGACTCGGTGAGCTGCGAACCGATGTGCATCTGCACGCCCCGGAGGCGGAGGTTCTTCAACTTTGCCGCGGCCTCGTAGGCGGCGGCAGCCTGCCGGAGCGGGATGCCGAACTTGTTGTCGCTCCTGCCCGTCGTGATCTTCGCATGGGTGTGGGCGTCGACGTCGGGATTGATGCGGATGGCGATGGGCGCCCTGACCCCCAGCTGGCCGGCCACATGGTTGATGCGGGCCAGCTCGGGCTCGCTCTCGACGTGAAAGGCCTGGATGTTGTTCTCGAGGGCCAGCCGGATCTCCGCCTCGGTCTTGCCGACACCGGCAAAGACACTGGTGCGGACATCGGCGCCCGCCGCGAGCACCCGGCGGAGCTCGCCGCCGCTGACCAGGTCGAAGCCGGCGCCGAGGTTCGCAAAGTGCCGCAGCACCGCCAGGCTGGAGCAGGCCTTCATCGCGTAGCAGATCTGGAGGTCGAGCCCGGGCAGGTTGCGCCGCAGCCGGTGGAAATTATCCGCCATGGTCGCCGCGCTGTAGACGTAGGTCGGGGTGCCATAGAGCCGGGCCACGGCGGCGAGGTCGACGGATTCGCAGTGCAGGTCCTGGCCGGTGTAGTGGAAGTGGTGCATGGCGCGGGGCAAAAAAAGCGTGAAAGAGCGGCGTTGGCGAGTTTCCCCTTGTGTAACCTCCCGCAATTTTCCGGGATTAAAACCATGTGGCGCGCATTCCAGCATCTCTTCCATCGGCCGGCCCTTCGCCTGGGGTTGATGGCGGAAACCCGCGGCCCCTGCCGCAATCCGCGCTTTGTCAGCTTCCTGGTCCAGAACAACCGGAAGCGGCTCGACCCAGGCTTCCATGACGCGGTGCTGCGCGGCCGCCGGTTCGCCCGGCAGGCCCTGCTGGCCCTGCTCATCGGCGGCTGCGCCTGGGTTGCGCTCGAAAGCGCGCGGGCCCTGACGGTGTTTTGAATGCAGCGCAGGCCTCCGGCCTGCTTCAGATTTCAGACTGGAGGCCTGCGCTACCTTCCCGGCAGCCTTGCAGTTTGGACGGCGCCCGCCTTCGCTGGCTTCCTGCCCCATGAAATCCCTGTCCACCCTCGCCTTTCTCGTGCTCGGCCTGAGCGTCCTCTTCACCGGCTGCAACTCCGTCGACAAGTCCGGCGGCATTTCCGTGACCGTGGCGGACCTCAAGTCCGCCGACGCCTCCCTGACGGAAACCCGCGTCGACATGACCCTGCGCTACACCAGTGAGAGCCTGAACGCCTTCGGGTTTTCCGGTTCGTCCCACAAGCTCTACTTCAACGGCGCGTACATCGGTCGCGCCGTCAGCCACACGCCGATCGGCCTGCCGCCGCTGAGCACCACGACGCGGGACGTGACCCTGGTCATCGAGAATGGCGCCCTGATAAAACAGCTGCTGGCCATGCAGGGCCAGGCCAGTGCCAACTACCGGCTCGAGAGCATCCTGTTCATGACCAGCGGCGACACCGATATCAAGGTGCAGACCAATTCCGAAGGGGTGCTCGATCTCCGTGGCCTCCAGGCCGCGCGCTAAAACGGGAAGACGGTCCCCGCGGAAAGCAGGGACCGCCCTCCAGCAGCGGACCGGCGGGGATCAAGCCGCCAGCCCGCAAGTCTGCGCCGGACGGGGAAACGCGACCAAGGCGGCCCGTGGAGCCAGGGGTTGGATGACCCGGCGGTAATCCGCGGAAAAAAGGACCGCGAGGCCGGCCACGAAAAGGAGCGAACCGCCCAGGGCGGCGGTTGAGACGGAGACCAACGCGGCGGCCGCGGCAAGGGAAGCGAGGACAAGAAGGGATTTCATGGTGTTCAATGAGTGTTGCCGTGAAAACACCGCGAGGCCCGGAAAGTTACAGAAATACGCGATGTTGAAAATCGAGGTGCGGGCGCCGGACGGGGCGAACATCCAACCTTCAGCGCTGAACATTTGACCTCGAAGTCCGGAGGCTGCCCGAAGGCACGGATTGAACTTCGACGTCGGAGGTCCGAGGTCGAGCGTTCGCCCGACCAGCCCCGCGACTTCGGCTGCTACAACCCCGAGGGATGTTCAACCCGCGCCGCCGCTCGCACTGGCGGAAACCGGCTTGAAGGCGGCGCGCACGCTGGCCTTCAGGTAATCGCGGTTCATCCGGGCGATGAAGTCATGGCTGATCGCCTTGGGACAGGCGGCGCTGCACTCGTACTGGTTGGTGCAGTTGCCGAAGCCCAGCGCATCCATCGTGCCGACCATCGCCAGCACGCGCTGGTCGCGTTCCGGCTGGCCCTGCGGCAGGAGACCGAGTTGGGAGACCTTGGCGGAAACGAACAGCATGGCCGACGCGTTCTTGCAGGCGGCGACACACGCGCCGCAACCGATGCAGGCCGCGGCGTCCATGGCCAGGTCGGCATCGGTCTTCGGCACCGGAATGGCGTTGGCATCGGGCGCCGAACCCGTGCGCGCGGTGATGAAGCCGCCGGCCTGAATGATCCGGTCAAACGCCGAGCGGTCCACCACCAGGTCCTTCACCAGCGGAAACGCCCGGGCGCGGAAGGGCTCAACCACGATGGTGTCGCCGTCCTGGAAGCTCCGCATATACGTCTGGCAGGTCGCGATCCCGTGGCCGGGACCGTGGGGCTTGCCGTTGATCGTGCACGAGCAGGTGCCGCAGATGCCCTCGCGGCAGTCGTGCGCAAACGCGATCGGCTCCTCGCCCTTCATCGTCAGCTCGTCGTTCACGACATCGAGCATCTCGAGGAACGACATGTTCGAACTCAGGTTCCGCGCGGCATAATCGACAAACTTGCCCGGCGCATCCGGGCCGGCCTGGCGCCAGACACGGAGGGTGACGTTCAGGGTCTTGGCAGTAGTTTCGGCGACCATCGGAAGTGGGGGGCTGGGGTTTATTTGTAGTTGCGGACGCTCATCTTCACGAACTCGTAGTTGAGCGGCTCGATGTTGCGCAGCGGGGCCCGGCCGGGACCCTGGTACTCCCAGGCCGCCACGTGGCCGAAATTGGTGTCGTCCCGTTTGCACTCGCCGTCGGGATATTGGTACTCCTCACGGAAGTGGCCGCCGCAGCTCTCCTCGCGCCTGAGGGCATCGAGGCAGAGCAGCTCGCCGAACTCGAGGAAGTCCCCCACCCGGCCGGCCTGCTCCAGCGCCTGATTCAGCGTGGCGGCGGAGCCGGGGACATTCACGTTCGCCCAGAATTCCTCGCGAAGCGCCGGAATCATTTTGAGGGCCTCCTCCAACCCGGCGCGCGTGCGCGCCATGCCGCAGTGCTCCCACATGATCTTGCCCAGGCGTTTGTGGAAATGGCTGACAGGCTCCTTGCCCCTGATCCCGAGCAGGCGGCTGGTCGCGCCGCGGATGTTTTCCTCGGCAGCCTTGAACTCGGGCGCGTCAACCGACGGGCGCGAGCCCGGCTTCTGGCCGGCGAGGTAGTCGCCGATCGTGTAGGGAATGACGAAGTAGCCGTCGGCCAGGCCCTGCATGAGCGCGGAGGCGCCGAGGCGGTTTGCGCCGTGGTCGGAGAAGTTCGCCTCGCCCAGCACGAACAGGCCGGGGACGTTCGACATCAGGTTATAGTCCACCCACAGGCCGCCCATCGTGTAGTGCACCGCCGGATAGATGCGCATCGGCTGCTGGTACGCGCTCTCCGCCGTGATCTCGTGATAGATGTCGAACAGGTTGCCGTAGCGCTCGCGCACCCCGGCCTCGCCGAGGCGGCCGATGGCCTCCGCAAAATCGAGGTAGACGCCGAGGCCTGTCTCACCGACGCCGCGGCCCTCGTCGCACACGCGCTTGGCGGCGCGGGAGGCGACGTCCCGTGGGCAAAGGTTGCCGAAGCTCGGGTAAATGCGCTCGAGATAATAGTCGCGGTCCGCTTCGGGGATGGACGCCGGCGGCTTCAGCCGGTCTTCCTTCCGCTTGGGCACCCAGATGCGGCCGTCGTTGCGCAGCGACTCCGACATCAGCGTGAGCTTCGACTGGTAGTCGCCGGTGACCGGGATGCACGTCGGGTGGATCTGGGTGTAGCACGGGTTCGCCATGCAGGCACCGCGCTTGTAGGCGCGCCAGATGGCCGTGACGTTCGAGCCGCGCGCGTAGGTGGAAAGGTTGAAGACGTTGCCGTAACCGCCCGTGGCGAGGACGACGGCATCGGCTGCATGGCGGGTGATCTCGCCGGTGATCAGGTCGCGAACGATGATGCCCTTCGCCTGGCCGTCGACGATGACCAGGTCGAGCATCTCGCTGTGCGTGTGCAGCTCGATCGCACCGGCGCCGATCATGCGGGAAAGTGCGGAATAGGCGCCGAGCAGGAGCTGCTGGCCGGTCTGGCCTCGCGCGTAGAACGTCCGGCTGACCTGCGCGCCGCCGAAGGAGCGGTTCGCGAGCAGGCCGCCGTACTCGCGGGCGAACGGCACGCCCTGCGCGACGCACTGGTCGATGATGTTGACGGACACCTCGGCGAGCCGGTGGACGTTGGCCTCACGGGAGCGGTAATCGCCACCCTTGATGGTATCGTAGAACAGCCGGTACACCGAGTCGCCGTCGTTCTGGTAATTCTTCGCGGCATTGATGCCGCCTTGCGCAGCGATGGAATGCGCCCGGCGCGGGCTGTCGTGGAAGACGAAGTTCTTCACCTTGTACCCGAGCTCCGCCAGCGTGGCCGCGGCCGACGAGCCCGCGAGGCCCGCCCCGACGACGATGACCTCGTACTTCCGCTTGTTGGCCGGGTTGACGAGCTTGATCTCCGTCTTGTGCTTGCGCCACTTGTCGGCGAGCGGACCGGAGGGAACCTTGGAATCGAGTTGGGCCATGGCGAAAGGCTTAGCGCCGCGCGGCGACGTGAACCGGTTCAGCCACCTTCAGCCGGCCGAGCAGCACGGAGGCGGGGATGGTGGCGTTGAGAAAGAAATAGGCCGCGCAGAAGACGATGGCGATCGCGCGGAGCGCACTCGCCCACTTCGCCGAGCGCCAGCCGAACGTCTGGAACAGGCTGTCGAAGCCGTGGAGGAGATGGAGGCTCAGGAGCCCGACCGCCACGAGGTAGAACAGCGCCACGACCGGCTGCTGGAAGCCAAGGATGACCATGGTGCGCACATCGAGCACCTCGGCCCCGGCCTTCACGACAGGAAACCCGGCCACCCGGTAGTCGCCGGTCATCGTATAGGGCTGCAGGTGCTCCTTGAACGTCGCCGACTGAACGAAGCCGAGCGTGAAATGCGCGAGATGATAAAGCAGGAAAGCGAGCACCACCACGCCGGTCCAGCGCATCAGCCGGGACGAGAGCGTCGCCTGGATGGTGTGCGTCACGCCATAGCTCACATCGCGGGCGGCATGATTTTCCAGCGTGAGCACGGTAGCCGCCCAGATATGGATTATGACCGCAACCAACAGGCCGATTCGCGCGACCCAGAGCAGCGGCCCGAGGTGATGGAGGAAGGCCGCGTAGCCATTGAGGTGATCGGGATCCTGAAAAACCTGCAGATTGCCGACCAGATGACCGATCACGAATCCGATCAGGATCACCCCAGTGATCGCCATGAGAAATTTTCGACCGATGGAGGAACGGAAAAGACTGCCAGCGAGATTCATTACAAAAACACGTGGATAGGTGGGGAGGCGGGTAGCCCAAGTTCGGCCAGCACCGGTGCGATGTAAAGTTTATCGGCAGGACCTAATACGGGCTCCTCGGGCTTATTAGGGGCCCTAACCTTTGGGAGAAGGCGGAGGTGGCCGGACTTGGAGTGGTTAGCCGCTTGTTAAGCAAAATCTTCGGGTGCCGGCCGCAATGGGTTGCGGGCCGTCTTTCCGGCTTATTTTGGGCCGGCTACCCCCCCCGATCCCGGTACATGCAACAGTTACTTGCATTCAGCCGAATCATCCAGTTCGTATGGGGAATCTTTGTAAGCCTGACCTCCTGAAAATGATCAACTCCGTGGAAGCCCAAAAGTGCATCCGTGAAACCTTGGTAGGTTTCCCTCCCCGGGTAATCTCTGCCTATCATACCTTCGTAGAGGGAGGAGATGCCTCGAACCTCGATATCGCTGTCCTCGGGGTGCTTCATTTCTACTTGGCCAAGAAGCCCGCCGAACCGCTGGATGCGCTGCCCGGCACCACCCGGCTGGTGGAGGATCTCGGGTGCGACTCCCTAACGATGATGGACACGATTTTCATGGTGGAAACGCTGTTCAAGGTCCGGATTGATGACGCGGAACTTATCCAGCTCACCACGCTCGACGAATTGCGCCTCCACCTGCGGCGACTGGTCAAGGAGAGCGGCCCCGCTGCCGCCTGACCAGGGGTGCCATGCCTGTTCCTCGGATCATCGTATCGGGTCTGGGATTCATCACGAGCATCGGCAACGACCGCACGGCGGTGACCGACAGCCTGCGTCACCTTCGCTCGGGAATCGAGCGGCATGATTTTTTCCCCGGACATGACCTGCCCGTCAAGGTCCTCGGCACCCTCAAGGGCTTCGACACCGCCGCCCTGCAATGGGCCGGGTGGAAGTGGCCGGCCGGCTACCGGTTCCAGCCTGAGGCCCTGCGGGGCATGGCCCCGCACGGACTGTATGCGTTGTGCGCCGTTGAGCAGGCCGTCGCGGATGCCCGGCTGCAGCCGGCCGACCTGACTTCCAGTGAAACCGGCCTCTTCTGCGCCTCCGCCGGATCGCCGCGGCTGACACGGCATTATCTGAATCAAATTCACGATTCGAATGGCGAGCGCATCCCGCCGATGGGCGTCGTGAGCACGATCGCCGGGACCCTCAATTTCAACCTCGCGGCCCACCTGGGCGTTCGCGGAGCGGTCGCCGGATTCGTCTCGGCCTGCGCCTCGAGCACGCTGGCGCTCGGTTATGCCCACGACGAGATCAGGCTCGGACGGCTCAGCCGCGTGCTGGTGGTCGGCGGAGAGGACCTCAACGCGGACGCGATCTACCCCTTCCAAGGGATGCGCGCCCTATCGCGCAATCCGGATCCGGCGAAGGCCTCGCGTCCCTTCGACCGCCAGCGGGATGGATTCGTCGGCACCGGGGGCGCGGTGGCCCTCGTGCTGGAGGAAGCCGGCTCGGCGCTCGCCCGCGGCGCGCCGGTTTACGCCGAAATGCTGGGTTGGGGCCAGTCCGCCGACGGACAGAGCATTTCCGGTTCGGATCCCACGGGGCGCGGTCTGGCCCTGGCAATGCAGCGGGCGATGCAGGCCGGCGGGGTTGGACCGGCCGACATCGATTACGTGAACGCCCACGCCACCTCGACCCCGGCCGGCGACGCGTCTGAAGCGCACGCCCTGCGCGCGGTGTTCAGCGACGCCGGGGCGCAGCCTTGTATCAGCAGCACCAAAGCGCTCACCGGGCACGGACTGTCCCTTTCCGGGGTAATGGAAACCGGCTTTTGCGCCTTGAGCCTCGCCGAGGGCCTGATCCCAGGGGTGGCCAATCTCGAAAACCCGGATCCGGCCTGCGCCGGCCTGAATCTGCCGCGCACGACCCTGGCGGCCTCGCCCCGTACCATCCTGAAAAACAGCAGCGGGTTCGGCGGCAGCAACGTCTGCGTGGTCCTCCGCCGCTGGAACAATTGATCGCTTCCGCCCTTCATTCCACGCCAGTCACCCGGCCTGCCTATGTCCGTTAAATTCGCCCTCAATCCCGCCTTCCGCGGCCCGGCACCGACGCCGGACGAGGGTATTTTCATGCGCGGACGAAACGGCCGGGCGGTGGTGCTGGTGCACGGGCTCACCGGCACGCCGAACGAAATGCGTTTCCTCGCGTGGTTCCTCCACACCCACGGTTATACCGTCTCGTGCCCGCGCCTCGCCAACCACGGGCAGCCGCTGCAGATCCTCAAGTCCACGCCGTGGGAAGAGTTTTATGCCAGCGTGCGGAAGGCCTGCCAGGGCCTGCGCGCCGACCATGACCAGGTCTATGCCGGGGGATTGTCCATGGGCGCGCTGCTGGCATTGATGCTGGCGCATGAATTTCCGGCGGCCGTCGCGGGGGTCAGCTGCCTCTCGCCCACGCTGTTCTACGATGGCTGGAATGTGCCGTGGTACCATTTCCTGCTGCCCCTGGGTTCCCGCACGCCGCTGCGGAATTTCGTCTACTTCAAGGAAGAGCCGCCCTACGGGCTGAAGAACGAGCGGATCCGCGAGAAGGTCCACCAGTTTTATGAGACGGCCGACATCCATGAGATGCGGGATGTCGACCGCTATGGATATCCCTACTTTCCCGTCCGGCTCCTCGGCGAACTGCGCCGGCTGGTCGGCACGCTCAAGCAGCGCCTGCCCGGCATCCAGTGCCCCTGCCAGGTGATCCAGGCGCGACAGGACGACATGAGCAGTGTCCGCAACGCCCAGTACATCTACGACCATGTCGGGTCCCGGCGGAAGGAAATCGTCTACCTCGAGGATTCCTACCACGTCATCACCGCCGACCAGGAGCGCGCCAAGGTCGCGTCAAGCATGACGGATTTCTTTGCCGCGGGAGTACCCCATGCCTAGCGCCGCGCAACCACCCCGGGCCACGCGGGTGCCAAGCAAGCGGGATCAAGCCCCCGCCGGCTTCCGCGTCTTCATCGATTTCGACAACACCATCAGCCGGGGCGACATCCTCGACGGGATCATCGAGGCGTTCTCCCCCACAGGGGAATGGCGGGCGCTGGAGGAAGCCTGGGCCGCCGGCCGGATCGGGGCGCGGGAATGCCTCGACGGCCAGCTGCGCGGGTTGCGCGCCCGCTGGCCCGAGCTGGCGCGGCACCTGGACGGCGTCCGGCTTGATCCCGGCTTCGTCCTTCTGCGGGACTTGCTGCAGCGCGAGGGCGTCGAGCTCACGATCGTCAGCGACAATTTCGACCTGTTCCTGGCCCACGTGCTGGCACGCAACAGCCTGGCCGACGTGCCCTGCCGCGCCAATCACCTCGAGTTCGCCGGCGACCGCGTCGTGCCGTCGTTCCCCTTCAGCAACCCGGAGTGCCCGGGCTGCGCCCATTGCAAGAAAACCCATTTCCTGCCGCCCAACGACGACGCGCGCCTGGTCGTCTTCATCGGCGACGGCCGGTCCGACATCTGCCCCTCGACCCATGCCGGGCTGGTCTTCGCCAAGGACAGCCTGCTGGCCCACCTGCGGCGGGCGGGCCGCCCCTGCCGCGCGTACTCCGACCTCACCGAGGTGACCGAAGCGCTCGCCATCATTCTTCATGAAAACAAAATCTGAACCGACACTGACCAAGGGATCGCTGGATGAGAAGGCGCTCCTCGAACTCGAAAGCCGTTACTGCTCCTGGGGTGACACCGTGCACTATGCGAAGGAGCTGACCTTCTTCACCGAGGCCGACGGCAGCTTCCTCTACGACCGGAACGGGACGGAATACCTCGACCTGCAGATGTGGTATTCGGCGGCCAACTTCGGCTACCGCAACCCCCGGTTGAACGCCGTGCTCAAAAAGCAGATCGATACCCTGCCCCAGCTCGCCTCGCAGTACCTGCACGAGGAGCGGGTGCTCCTGGCCGCCAAGCTCGCCCAGCGCATCGAGCGGACGCTCGGCGTGAAGGGCCGCGTGCACTTCAACGTCGGCGGCGCCTCCGCGATCGAGGACGCGATGAAGATCGTGCGCAACCACACCGGCCGGAACCATAGCTTTGCCTTCATGGGCGGTTACCACGGGCGCACGCTCGGGGCGACCTCGATTACCTCGAGCTACCGCTACCGGGAGCGCTTCGGCCATTTCGGCGACCGCGCCAACTTCATCCCTTATCCGTATTGCTTCCGCTGCCACCTGGACAAGAAGCCGGAGACCTGCGGGATCGCCTGCCTGCGCCAGTTCGAGAAACTCTTCGAGTCCGAGTATTACTCCGTCGTGAACCCCAAGAACAGCCACAGCGAGTACGGCGCGTTCTTCGTGGAGCCGGTCCAGGCTACGGGCGGTTACATCGTGCCGCCGCCCACCTATTTCAAGGAGCTGAAAAAGACGCTGGACCGCTACGGCATCCTGCTCGTCGTCGACGAGATCCAGATGGGCTTTTTCCGCACCGGGAAATTCATGTCCATCGAGCACTTCGACGTCGTGCCGGACGTCATCGTGTTCGGCAAGGCCATGACCAACGGCCTGAACCCGATCTCCGGGATCTGGGCGCGCGAAGACCTTATCTCGCCACAGGTCTTCCCGCCCGGATCAACGCATTCGACCTTCTCCGCCAACCCGCTCGGTACGGCCACCGGCCTCGCCGTCATGGAAATGATCGAGGACGAGGACTTCGAGACGACGGTCCCGCAAAAGGGCGCCTATTTCCTGAAGCGGCTCCATGAGCTCAAGCAGAAGTACCCGAAGTCCATCGGGCACGTGGAGGGCCTGGGCCTGGCGCTGCGGATGGAAATGTGCCGCGAGGACGGCTTTTCACCCAACCGCGAGCTGACCGACGCGATCATGAACATCGGGCTGAGCGGCAGCCTCACCGCGGGCGGCAAGAAGCGCGGCCTAGTGCTCGACATCGGCGGCTACTACAAGAACGTCTTCACGCTCGCGCCCTCGCTCTACATTACGGAGGAGGAAATCGACCTGGGCGTGGCCCTGTTCGAGGAGGCCCTCGTGCGCGCCCTCGCGGGCCGCACCTGACCGGCGCCACCCCCGCCGCCCGGCCATGCAACGCGGACCGACCAAGCTCCCCGGCGCCGTGGCCGGCGGCCTCATCCTGGCCGTGGTACTGGACACGTTCATCCAGCTCGCCTGGAAACAGGCCGTGGCGCCGGTCCCGGACACGGCGTCGGTGGCCGCCACGGCCCGGACCGTGCTCTCGAGCCCGCTGTTCTACGCCGCCATGCTGGCGTTTGCCGCCCAGCTGTGGAACTGGATGCGCGTGCTGGCCCGGGCCGACCTGAGCTTCGCCCAGCCGTTCACCGCCCTGAGCTACCTCTCGGTCCTGATCCTTTCCTCGCTGCTCCTGCATGAGCGGCTTTCCATCGGCCGTCTCGCCGGCGTGGCCTTTATTCTGTCGGGCGTTTTCTGCATCAGCCGGACGCCTTTCCGGACAGCCGGCCCGGCCGGGGTTGATCCCGGGAATTCTCCGCCACCCCGCCCATGAGTTCCGAACTGACTGGCGTTGTCCTGGTCATCGCCGCCATGGCGGTGGAGTCATTTGCCCAGCTGTTTCTCAAGATTGGCGCGGCCGGCGGACCGGCCATCATGGCGGAGCCCGGCCGGGCGCTGGTCACGCGGCTGCCGCTGGCCTCGGTTCCCGCCACTTGGTTCGTACTCGGTGTCTCCGCCTACGCCCTTGAGATTTCACTCTACACCTTCGCCCTGCATTTTCTGGAGGTGAGCGTCGCCTTCCCCTTGGGCAGCCTCTGCTTCGTGGGGGTGGCCTTATTGTCCCGCGGGCTGCTGGGCGAGGCCGTCGGCCGGGTGCGGTGGCTGGGAGTCGGGTTGATCCTCCTTGGTACGGTCTTCGTCGCCCTGTAGCCATGCCGCCGACCGCGCCGCCTGTGCAGATCGAGTTTGTGGAGCGGGCCGCGGACGTGGATGAAGCGCTTTGGCGCGCCTGCTTCCGCGATCCGCAGGAGGGCCTTTTTTGGTACCGGACCCTCGATGCGTCCGGACTCGGGGACCAGTTTGAGTTTGCTTATGCCCTGATCCGGCGTGCGGGCACGCCGGTGGGAATCGCGCCGTGCTTTGTGTTCGACGTCCCCATCGGCCTTGTCGCGCCGGCCCCCGTGGCCTTCTGCCTCAGGCGGCTTTCCGCGCTGTGGCCGCGGGTCGGGCATCAGCGCACGCTGTTCGTCGGGTCGCCCTGCGCGGACGAGGGCACGATCGGACTGATACCCGGGGTCACCTTGGGCGAGGTGCTCGGCGCGTTGAGCGAAGCGGTCCTCCAGCGGGCCCGGCAGCTCAAGGCACCGATGGTCGTCTTCAAGGATTTCCCGGGAACAACCCTGCCCGTGCCCGCCGCGCTCCCGGGATATTGTCCCACGGTCAGCTACCCGGGAACGCTGCTTGAGCTCCCGGGAGCAGGCAAAGACAGCTATCTGAAATCCCTCTCGCACAACCAGCGGCACAATCTGCGCAAAAAGCTCCGCCGATCCGGGGCGCTACTGGCGCTCGAAACAAAAGTCGTGAAACGGCCCTCGGACGCCGAACTGGGGGAGATCTTCGGCCTGTTCCAGCAGACTTACGCGCGGGGCAAGACGAAGTTCGAGCGGCTGGACCGGCGCTTCTTCGAGCAGATTCGCGAGCAGCCGCCGGCCTGGTTCATCCTGCAGCGCGATCCGGCCGGCGGAGCGCTGGTGGCCTTCATGCTGGTTTTCCGGCTCGGTGACCGCTTGATCAACAAGTTCATCGGGCTCGACTACGGGCGGGGCGACAGCGCCTTTTTGTATTTCCGGCTTTTTGATGCTGCCCTGGATCTGGCTTATGCGACCGGAGCGAGGGCGCTGCAGAGCGGACAGACCGGTTATCGGGCAAAGTTGGACCTTGGACACAGGCTCGTGCCGCTCTTCAATGTGTTCCGGCACCAAAACCGCCTGGTGAATGCCGTGTTCCGGGCCATCGGCCGGAGGGTGACGTGGGCCTCGCTGGATCCCGAGCTCGCAGCCTGGCTCCGGGCGCATCCCGATCGCACCGCCGCGTTGGATGCGGGCAAATGAAGGACCGCGGGTTGCGGTCAACCGCAGGCCAGGTTCAGCGAACCAGCGGCTTCAGGAGCGCGAACTTGCCGCTCGCGGCCGGTGCGATCACCCGGCGGCGAAATGCATTCACACGAACCCCGGCGCCCAGCACGGCGGCAATCGCCGACTCGACCTCGGCATGCGGCATCGCCTCGTCGGCGACATAATGAAAATCCCAGCGCTGCTCGGCCGTCTGCACGAGCGAGTAATGCCAGCATGAGAAGCTGGCCGGCAGGGCCGCGTCGATCTCGGTCGGCGACACCAGCGAGCCGTCGGGACGGAAGTAGAGGTTGCCCTCGCGCCCAAGCAGGCGGAAGCCCGTCGGAAATTTCTGGACGATGTCGCCCGTGTGGTAGCGCAGAAGCGGCATCGCTTCGCGGTCGCGGGTCGTCACATGGATCTGGAACACGCCGGGCAGCTCCGCGCGCCACGGCACCAATTCGATGAACGCATTGGCGTCGATCACCCGGGAGTTGTCCTTGAAGGCCTCGCCCACGAACAGATAGCCCGCCTCGGTCGAACCATAGAGATCGACTTGCGGCGCGGGAAACACCTCGGCGATGCGCCGGCCGTGCTGGGTACTCGCCTTGCCGTAGGTCAGGATGACCGCCCGGATGCTCGGCACTCTTACGCCGCGTCTCTGGGCGGCCCGGGCCAGCAGCGAGAGGTAAACCGGTTCACCCTCGATCACCTCGGGCTTGGTGGCCTGCAGCTCGAGCACGATGCGGTCCCATTCCGGCTCGGGGAACGAGAACGGATCGCTCGAGAGATTGAGGTAGACGGTGCCGTTGAAATAGCGGTGCGGAAACGGATGGTCCTCGTACGGGCAGAGGTTGCTCGAGCAGCCCACCGGCGCGAGGACGCACTTGCGGTACGGCCGGCCGGCAAACTCGCGCAGGATGGGCGAGGCCAGGTAGGCGTTCGCCGTCTGACGGTCCCACCAGCCCTCCTCCATGATCACGGTCATGGGTGATTGGGTCGTGCCGCCAGTGCTCTCGTATTCGAAACGCTTGGTCAGCAAGCCGCGGTCCACCTCTGCATAGTCGGAGAAGAAGGCCTGGTGGCCGCGCTCAATGATTTCCTTTTTGGAGAGCGCGGGAATCTCGTTGTAACACGACCACTCGAGCCGATCGGAATGGAGGGGAAAGCGCAGGCCGTACAAGGGGCTCCGCGCATAAATCTTGCGGATCTCGCTCTCCAGCAATGCCGGCACCTGCCCCTCGGCGGAAGCGGGGCCCAAGGTCTCGCTGGCGTTGGCGAAGAGGGGTGCGGACATGATCAGGGTTAGGATGGGCAGGTAAGCGGGTGATGGGGTGAAGTCAAATGCCGGGGAAACGAGGTTGCCCCGGCCGACCGGCCTAAACCCTCCTCTTCGTCTTCTTGTGCCAAGCCGGAGGATGACGATTTCAAAGGGCATCATCCCATCGCCCGCCCTCCTTACCTCGGCTTCAATTTCTCCCAGACCGGCTCAAAAAACAGCAGCGCATCCAGCACCAGCCCGTGCGTGATGCCGCCGGAGCGCGCGAGGTTGAACACGTCCGCCACCGGCAGGGTGGACACCGCGATCTCCTCGTCCGGATCCCACTCCATCGCCGCCGAGGCCACCGCCTGTTCCACCAACACAAAATGACATGCGTTGCCCTGGATCGCCGGGTTCGGATGCACCTGCCCGAGCACGCGCGCGGTGACGCCGGCAAACCCTGTCTCCTCCCGGAGTTCGCGCAGCCCCGCCGTCACCGGGTCCTCGCCGGGCTCCATCACCCCGCCCGGAATCTCCAGCGAAAACCCGTCGATCCCGAAGCGGAACTGCCGGACCAGGACGATGCGGTGGTCGGGCGTGAGCGCCACGACGTTCACCCAATCCGGCGGCTGCACCACGATGAAGTCCCGCTCGGTCTCGCGCCCGGGGTGCCGATAGCGCAGGCTGTGTACGTCGAACACGCGGGTGGACAGGAGCGTTGTATCGGCGAGCTTCTGCCAGCGGGCAGGGCCGGGCTTGGGCGGATTCATCAGGGCAAAAAAATGCCTCCCGGCCACAAGGGCGAGGAGGCATAAAATCAAAACGACAGCGGATTACTGCTTAACCGGCAGCTTGATCTTCTGGCCGACGTGCAAGTGGGCGGGATCGACACCGGGGTTGACCTCGGCGACCTGCTTGCCGCTGAAGCCGCCGTTGGCGCGGCCGATCTTGGCGAACGTGTCGCCGGCCTTGATCACGTACTCACCGGGACCGGCGACCACGGGACCGGCATTGTGCCCGCCCTTGCCGGCAGCGGCGACGGGCTTCTTGGCGGCTTCCTCAAGCTTGGTGACGGACGCGTGAAGATTGGCGAGGTCGGCGGCAACCGTGTTGAACGCTTCCTGCGTGGTGCGCGTCAGCGAGCCGATGTCCTTCGTCGCCTTGTCGGACGCGGCGGAGACCGAGCCCAGCTGGGACTCGAGGCCATCGATCTTGTCCACCTTCTCTTGCTGAGCAGCAACGGTCTTCTGGAGCGTGGAAACTTTGATCGCTGCGAAGCCGCCGATGAGGAGCGCGAGGCCGCCCATGATGGCTCCGGCAACCGGAAGCATGCTGTTATTTTCGCGAGAAATGGTATCCATAGATGAAAGGTTAGACGCTTTGAACTAGCGGATTAGCGGGGCGTGGCAAGAAGAGATTATTAACAATCGGCAGGGGGCGAGACGGCTAAACCCCAGCCCGGGATAACATTGACACACCGGGCCAACGCGCGTCCCTTTCGGCCCTCACGGCAACGGGGTGTAGCTTAGCCTGGTAGAGCGCCTGGTTTGGGACCAGGAGGTCGCAGGTTCGAATCCTGTCGCCCCGACCATTTAAGGCGCCGGCTTTGAAAGCGGCGCCTCCATTAGCATCGCGGTGGGATACTTGGCGTGAAAGCCTTTCTCCCGAAATCCAAGGGTGCGGTAGAGTGCGATCGCGTTGGGGTTGTCCGTAAAGACATAGAGCGAATATGCCGAGATGGCGTGCAGCCTGGGCGCTTCGCGCATCAGCGCGACACACAGCGCGCGACCCAGGCCGAGGCCGCGATGCTGAGGCGAAACCACGACGCGGGCCAGGTGACCGTAGGTCTGCTCGCGAAAACGCACCTGACCGAAGCCGACCAGGCCCAGCTCCGCCGACTCAAAGGCGAAGGTGGTGGCATCGGCATTGTTGATGTCCGCCCACAGCGTTTCCGCCGTGGCCGGCCAGCGCACCGTGCTCCCGGCCCAGCGCCGCAGCGCCTCGTGCGTCGGCGACCAGGAGAGCGCGGTCGCGACATCGGCCAGGTTGGCGGGACGGAGGGCGGGCGATGACTTGCTCATCAGAGGTTGCCTTCAAACCCGATTATCATTCTGGAAAAAGTAAAGTCTGGCCGCTCGGAGCTGGTTCGACATCCAGCCGGACATGATCCAAGTCAGCGGCGAACTCCCACTGGATTTTTTGCTACGCTCAGAATGAGAAGCTTCAAGATCACGGGTTTGCGGACCCATCCTAGGCCCAGGTTCTCCAGCCGATGATGCCCCAATAGTCCAAGTAAACCGCCACCACGGTCAGCACCAGCGAGGCGGCGAACGCGTGCCACCAGACCAGCCGATGGATCGGCCGGTTCCGGTAGTGCACGGCGAGGACCAAACCCAGGATCGCGAACAACGCGAAAGCCAGGGTCAACCCACAGAGCCCCACGGACCATGGGGTGATGTTCCCCAGTCGCTGGATGGCATCCGACGCCGCCAGGATCGCGAGCAGCTGCACGCCCGCCAGCGAAAGCGATGCCAGGGCCGGCATCGCCCGCACGCTGAGGTACGGCACGGACCGCAGGTCCCCGAAGAGCTTGCGCGGCACCCAGACCAGCGCGAAACCGACCGAGGTCAGCATCAGCAACCCGGTCAAGGCGCACATCCCGAACTCCACCCAGGGCAGCCACGCGGGCACACGCCGGTAGGTCTGCCCGTAGGACTCGATCAGCGTTCCCTCCGATTGGTCCGCGATCAGCGCCAGGGTCGGCGCGGCTTCGCCCGGGCGGCGGAAAAAGCGGCCGGTGACCGGCACATAATCCCGGGGCGGACCCACCAGTCCGCCCAGGCTCAGACCGTTGGGCAGCGCGTTCATTTTCATCAGGCCGGAAATTCGGCTGAAAGCCTGCCCCCGCTGGATGCGGGGGCTGATTGGCTCATACCACCCGACGTATCCGGCCACCACTTTGGTCGCCACGGGCGGGACCGGCAGCACGACCGGCTTGGGCAGTGTCGCCGTGATGTAGGAACGGATGAGCGTCTCGATCTGCCCGAGCGCACCGCCATTGCCGGAGTTGATCATCACGACAAAGCCGACGCCGTCGTCCGGCAGGTACGCGAGTTCGGTCAGGCCGCCATCCACCCCACCATTGTGTCCGTGAAAGACCCTCGCCCTGACCGTGGTGTAGTTGCTCAACCCGTAACCCAGCTTCAACCCCTCGCGTGCGGCGTACGTGGAGGTCGGCTCCTCCATCCGGGCGATGGCCGCGGGCGGCAGCAGTTGGACGCCGCCAAAGGAACCGCGGTTCAGGTAAAACTGGACGTAGTTCGCCATCTCCTTCGCCGAAGCGTTGATCGATCCCGCCGGCCGCATGAGGATGTGCCAGTAGGGAATCGTCGTCTTGCCGTCCGCGCGATAAAGCTTCGTCAAACGGCTCCGGACCTCGGGCGTGTCAAAGTAGCTGGCCGTCGTCATCCCCAGCGGCTTGAACCAGTTTTGCTGCACATAGTCCTCGAACCGCTGACCCGTGATTTTCTCGATCACGTAGGCCGCCGCCGGCGGTCCGGAGTTCGCGTAAGAAAAACGTGTGCCCGGCTTCCACCGCGAAGTCCGTGACTTCGGATTGTAGTCCAGCCCCTCCTTGAGCGTGACCTCAGGGTCGGGGTTGTAGGCATATTCGCGCAACGCGATGTCGTCCCAGCCCGTCGTATGCTCCAGCAGGTTCACAATCCGGACGGGATCGGTGGCTTCCCACGGATTGGTGAATTCCAAGTCGGGGGCCCGCGACTTCAGCGTGTCCTGCAGACTCAGCTTTCCTTCCTGCTGGAGCTTGAGCACGGACAACGAGACGAAGGCCTTGGAGGTCGAGCCGATGCGGAACAGCGTGTCCGGCGTCACGGGCTTGTTCGCCTCCACGTCCGCCAGCCCGATGCCGGCGATCCACTCCGGGCCGCTCCGCTTCACAATGGCCACGCCTGCGCCGGGCGTGTGGGTTTTTTTGAGCACCTTTTCGATCTCCAGCCGCAATTCGGCCGTAGTTTTGGGCACCACCGGCTTGTGCGGACCTTGGGCGAAAGCCGCGGCGGCAGTCAGGGCAAGCAAAACGGCGGGCAACCCGACGCGCCGGCAATCTCTGGCGGAGAACCACAGGGGAAATGGTCTGAGCATGGCCCACTGTCAGGCATCCCGGCCTTCAGCGCGATTTCTTTCAATGTCCTCGATGCTCATGCAGAGCCGCGGAGGCACCGAGGTCTCCGGTCTGGACGTTGCTTGGGATTTCGCCGCGTCTCTGCTCCTCTGCGTGAGACCCTGCATTTCGCGCCCAAACGCCGGGAGGGGAGGTCGGTCACCCGGCCTTCCCCAGCACCGGCGGCGGACCCGATTTTCGGGCATGCAGCATGAAGTGAGAAACGAAACCGTCCCTATCCCGGTTGAGCATGCGGATCATGGCGTGCACCATGTCTCGCCACCACGGCAGGTCGGGATGCGGCGCCGTTTCCAGTAAGAACCGGACCCGGTCCTCCCAAAATTCTCCGCCGCGGGGATGGATCGCGCAATGCGGCACGGCAACTTGGCCCGTCTTCATGAAATGATCGCGCCACCAGTCCGGCGAGTGCACCGCAAGACAGGCTGGAAACTCCAGAAGAAATTCCGCGGGGGTATCCGCAGACAGTTCCTCCCGGTAGCAAGGACTGCCTATCACCAGTTCACCGCCTTCCTTGAGAAAGCGCAGCAGGGAGCAGGGATAGAGTTCATCCGTGCCGAAATAGAAAAAGGAGTTCATCGCGAAGATCGCGTCGAAGTGCCGGTCCGGAAAGGGCAGTCGCCGGCAGTCTGCCCGCACCGGCGTGATCAGATGGCCGACGCCCGCCGCCGTCGCCCGCTGCACGAGGTCATCAGGCAGGCCTTCGTCAACCGCGCTGACATTCACGCCGTAAGTCCGGGCCAGGAAAATGGACGTCACGCCGGCCCCACAGCCGAGGTCCAAGACCCGCATGCCAGGCCCAAGCTTCAAGAGCTGCGCCATATCGTGGGCCAGAAAGAGTCCGCCCTGTCCAGCAAGCCGCTCGTGGATTTGGGCCCGGCTCAGATACCCGAGCGCAGGATAAGCCTCAAGCGGGACCTCGCGGAATGCCGCGCGCGCCTTCGCCAAGTCGATCTGCGGCCAATGCGTAAGGTCGTAGCTCATCCGCTCCCTTCCTTACGGCACAGCGCGATGCGTTAGCGACTTGTTTCACCGGCTTGGTCTGCCTCTCCTGGCGAGATTACATTGCCTGCCATCCGGGGCTCGGCGAAGGTCGCGTCGGTGACTGCCGAAGCGGAAATACTGGGCGCGGCGAGCCGGGCGAGCGGATTGGAACTGGCCGATCCAACCCTGATTCGCCGAGGGCCCCGAAATCTCGTGTTTCAGTGCCGCATTGCCGGCTCGAATCCAAGCCGGGAGGTCATCGTGAAGGCCGCCCATGGAGCGCAGGATTTGCTGGCGACCGAGGCTTCCGCGTTGCGCCTGCTCGGGAAGAATGCCCGAACCAGCCAATGGATCCCGCGCTTGCTGCGTTATGATCCGGCTGCGCGGCTTTTGGTGACGGAATCCGTGGGTCCCGCACGATCGTTGGAAGAGCTGCTGCATGGAACCGACCGTACGGCTGTGCAGCAGGCATTGGCGGCAACGGCACACTCGCTGGCGGAACTGCATGCGCTCACCAGCCGGCTGGATGAGCGGACCGCTTCAACGTTGGCTGCCGATCAAGCGGCCGCTTTTTCCAAGGGACTCCCGGCCATTGCCGATTTCTTCTCCCGAGCCGGGGTCGTGCTCACGGAGCCGGCCGTGGCCGAACTGCACTCAATCGCCGAAGGTGTGGCACACCCGCAGGAAAAGCTGGCCTTCACGGTCGGCGACATGGCGCCCTCCAACGTCCTGATCACCGGCTCGGGTCCGGTATTTATCGACTTTGAATATGCCGGTTTCAGGCATGCTTTCTATGATGCCGTTTTCTGGCGCTGCATTTGTCCGTTCCCCGCCACCATCGCGACCTCCATGGACGAAGCCTACCAGCAGGGCTGGTCAGACGCAGGGTCGGCGATGACCCATGCGGTTTTTACAGAATCGATGGCACTGATGACGGCCCATCGGGCTTTGTGGGCGCTGACTTGGGGGACACATGCGCTGTGGGCCGCGGACAGCGAATGGGCGCCACGCGTGGGCGGCAGGCTATTGGTGCGCCGGTGGCTGCGGGGATTTCATACCCTGGCATCGAAGGGGAAAACCTTCCGTCAGTTGGCCCGGGCGGTTCACGACTTGGATGACGCGTTGGGTGGGCATTGGCCCGAAACCCAAAACACCAAGGGTCTCTTCCCGGCTTTGGAAGTGAACGGCGGGTGAACACAGCCCTTTCATCGATCACACGCAGGCACGGGACGTGCCCCCCACATTCTGATTCCTATTTACCCGGAAGCTTGATTCCGGGCGTGACGCCGACCGGGGCCGGCTCGGCGGGCAAAGCCGCCTGCAGCATGAACACCCGCTGCGTCCACGGGCTGGCGGGGTCGATCTGCAGCAGCTGTTGGGAATATTTCCGCACATCGTCCGCCTTGCCGGCCACGCTGGCCAGGCTCGCGAGCTGATAGCAGGCTTCCACGCGCGTGCCCTTGGGCTCAGTGGTGTCATTGGCAAGCTGCTGGAGTGCCGCCGTGCCATCCGCGGCCCTGCCCGCCTGGAGCTTGGACATCGCCAGGCCCAGTTTCGCGCGGCTGGTCGGCGGACCGGACTTGAGGGCCGTGATCGCCTGCTCGTAGCCCGAAATTGCGTCGGTGAATTTTCCCGCGGCATAGGCGTCATCCGCCACGCGCAGACGGGCGACTCCCGCCAGGAGGTGGTCCGCATGGGCCGCGGCAAAGGCCTGCAGCTTGTCGGGGGTGGTCGCCGCCGCATAAGCCTGCTGGATGTCCTGCTCCTTGTTTGCCGCCATGTAATCCCAGCCACCCTTGGCCACGATGGCGATCAAGGCCACGACCAGCAGGGCGAGCACCGTCTTGCCGTTTTTCTGCCAGAAAATGCGCAGCCGGTCCTCGAAGGTCAGCGCGGTGTAGGCTTCGTCGACGGCGACGAGATTGGGGCTGCTACCGGCGGACTTGGGTGCGGAAGGAGTGGCGGGCGTGGTCATGGGGCGTGAAAGAGCGGAATGGAACGGGTACGAGAACAAAACCCCGCGTCACTGTAAATGCCGGAAAACGAGCTGATCCTGCGACCGGAGTGCCCGCGAATTACGCGAATCCGCACGAATATGGCAGGGCGAATCCTCCGGATGAGCCGGAACGCCCGCCCAGGGCTCATCCGGAGGAGTCGCCCTGCCCATCGGAATTCCGTCCATTCGTACCAAGTCGCGCGATTCGCGGGCAACTGGACCGTTCAGGCCTTAATCGAAGACGACCGTCTTGTGTCCGTAGACCAGAACCCTGCTTTCCAAGTGCCAGCGCACCGCCTGCGCGAGGACCATCTTTTCGAGGTCGCGGCCACGGCGGACCAAGTCCTCCACCCCATGACGGTGCGTCACCCGGGCGACATCCTGGTGGATGATCGGGCCCTCATCGAGGTCGCGCGTCGCGTAGTGTGCGGTCGCGCCGATGAGCTTCACGCCCCGCGCATGCGCCTGATGATAGGGCCGGCCGCCGGCGAACGCCGGCAGGAACGAGTGGTGAATGTTGATTACCGGCCGGCCGAATCTTTCCAGGAAGTCCGCGGACAGGACCTGCATGTAGCGCGCCAGCACCACCAACTCCGCGCCCGTGTCCCGCAGGAGGGCCAGTTGCCGCGCCTCGGCCGCCGCCTTGGTGCCGGCCGCGACCGCGATGGTGTGAAACGGGAGCCCGTAACCCCGCGCGATCCCGGCGAGGTCGTCGTGGTTGCTGATCACCGCGACCAGCTCGCAGGCGAATTCGCCCTCCTTCCAACGCAGCACGAGGTCATGGAAGCAATGGTCGGCCTTCGAAACAAACACCGCCACGCGCGGCCGGTGCGCCGACGTCGCGACCTGCACATTCATGCCCAGCCCCGCCGCGAACGCGCGGAACGCCGCGGCATCGGTCACATCCGCGCCAGGCTTCGCTTCCCACTCCACCCGCTGGAAAAAAACCCCGGCCTCCGGGTCGCGGTGCTGGTCGGCATGCAGGATGTTGCCGCCGTGCTCGAAGATCCACCCCGACACGCGTGCGACAAGACCGGGTTGATCCGGGCCGTGCAAGAGGGCG